AGATTTTCGAGGAGCAGCCCGGAGCAATCCTTTTCTTTGATTGAGGGGGGAATCGCCCTCAGCATGTGTCGCATTTCACGACGGTAGGTCTGGAAAGGATGGAGGCCCGCAGGGGGGTGCAAATCTGCACCTCCTTGCTATAGGGCAGGGTGTGGGCTACGAGGTAACTATGGGTAACTTCGCGTTTTTGCAATCAGGGGGTTTTTGCCCACGTTGAGGTTTCCCAAAAGAGGAAATCCCCAAATTGGGCTCTCCTCCTGGTGGCCCCCAAGTGGTACGGTTCATACTGAGCCCAATTATGAGCCCAGTGGTCAATAGCTCGAACGAATTTCGTACGCGCCCCCAGCACGAGGTCAATGGTATTGACTTTGTAAGTGACTGATTGTTACTTGCAAAAAAAGAAACCGCCCTCAGCAGTTGAGCGCGGCATGGTAGTATGTGAGCTTGTCACCCACATTCTACCACGAAAGGGGCAGCGAGGCAATGAGTAATGAAGAACTGGCGGCGGCGATCCGAGCGGGAGAGCAGGGCAAAATCACGGAGCTGTGGGCCCAGGTGCGGCGCTTTGCCCTCTGGCGGGCCCGGAGGTGGGCAAGGGTGGGCCGGGGTGTCACGGTGGACGACCTGGAGCAAGAGGCGTTTATAGCCCTCCTGGACGCGCTGGAGCGGTGGAGAGAGGCGGACGGGCCTTTTCTCGCAATCTATAACCTACGGCTCAAAGCGGCGTTTACAGCGGCCACAGGGCGGCGTACACAGCGCGACCGCCTCGACCCGCTCGACCGGGCCCTCAGTCTGGACGCGCCACTGAGCGACGACCCGGACGCGGACACCCTGGAGGCCGTAGTGGAAGATCCGGCGGGGGCCGCAGCTATCGAGGAGGCAGAGGCCCACAGTGACCACCAGCAGCTCCACGGCATCCTCGGCCACGCCCTGGGCGCACTCCCGGCGGAGCAGCGGGAGGTGGTGCGGCGGCGCTACTACCGGGGCCAGACCGTGGCGGAGATAGCCACAGCCACCGGCGTACCGGAGAAGGAGGTTCGCAAGCTGGAGGCGGCAGCCCTGCGGGTGCTGCGGCATCCCAGGGTATCCCAAGTGCTGCGGGAGTATCGGTGAAGCCGGGAGAAAGCCGGGAGAATCCGACCTCTATAAGAGGGCACGAACCAAGAGCGAAGCCTGAGAAAATTGGGAGATTGGGGAGACCCTAAAAGAAACGAACAACGAGCGAACAGAGAGAAATCCAAGG